CCCTGTCCGGATAAGCGTCGATTTTTACACTGCACTCCTGCCCCACTTTAATAACGCCAAGCACATCAGAAGGCACGTAAACCCTTACCCAGCAGTCACTTAAATCCACAACCGTAAGTACCGACATGCCTGCGCTTACATATTCGCCCACTTCATAATTTTTTGTCAGTACAACACCGTTTACCGGGCTGTATAAAGTCATATCGCCCAATGCTATTTTAGTATTTTCAAGTGCTGCTGCCGCACGCTGCGTTTCACGGCGCTGCGCTTCAATTTCATCTTCACGGTTGCCTTCAATCAAAAGCGCTTCCTGTTCACGCGCCGCTTTTAAACTGTTTTCGGCAACTACGTCTGCCGCTATTGCCTGGTCAAGCAGCTGGCGTGCAACGGCGCCGTCCTGATACAGTTTCTCGTAACGCAGGCGGTCGGTATGCGCCTGGTTATAATCTGCCAGTGCCGATTCCGTTTTAGCTGCCGCCTCGCGCAGTTCCTGCTTCTCCGCGTCTGTGAGCTTACTGTATCCCTCAAGGATCTCATCTAACACTTCGCCTTCGCTCACTCTTTTTTTGATGACTCTTACCATGATGTTTTTTGCAGCCTTACTCATCACTCTCACCTCCTCCCAGTAGCTCTGCAATCACTTCGTCCTGCTCTTCCTGCGTTTTTTCGAGGACGCTGATGCGCCGCTCGGTGTCACTTGGCACTTTAAACGCAACGGTAATCGAATTGTCCCCGTTTACAGTAACAGCCGCAAACGTAACGTTCCTGTACGCTCCATAGATCTGCTGATCCTCTCCCGACACATCAACCGCCGTCGCTGATTCAAACTTCTCAACAGCATCTACGACGGTCATATTCTGCAGCGTAAAGCTTACGCTGTCGTTCGACGTCACGATCAACAGTGCCTCGTAGCTTTTTCCGTCGATATGGACATACTCTTTTTCTTTTGCAGCTTCTACTGCTGCATTCTCGTTTTCATTGCTCATAAAAAAATCCTCCTTAAAATAAAAATAAGACCTTGCGGTCTTTGATTGATTGGTTTCTGCATATTTTAAATACGAATTTAATGCGGTACGAACAATTTACAGTGCGAAAAGCATCGCAAGATGAGTCGGTGACGATACGGCAGGTTGATTGCTTTGCATATGGCCGGCTTATAACTATTTGCTTTTCTGCAATCGCAACGATTGATATACCGGCAGGTAATGTGTGGGCATATTTGCCAGACAAATTTGCGCCATCGACAGAAAAAAACGGTGGGATGATAAGCATTTATAACATGACAGCCGGGAGAACCAGAAGCATATGCATCGATGACACAAATAATGAGGATAACAAAAATGTGGCTATACGACAAACAATAGCATCAAATGTGCCAGCAGGTACTATCGTTGATTTCTTTATCACATACTATCAAGACTAATGTCTGAGCAGAGTGTTGCCAATGCCGCGAACGGACATTACCTGTAGTATATTCCAACCACTATGTTACTGTGCACATCAGATCCATTAACGTAGGCCTGCGCCACTTTGATCTTATTCTTGGTCAAATAAATATTAACCATGGCATTGTCCGCAGCGGTGGCGTAATGTCCCACTTTGCACTGGTATATTTCTGCCATATCGGTAGGTAAGGCATCGTGTATAGTTCTTGCCAGCCACATTATACGTTGCCCGCTGTCGGTTTTGTACACGATACTGAGCTGAAGCTCAGTATAATTTTCTGGCAAATCTGCAAACCCTGTGGCAGCGCCAGATATGTTTTTAAAATATTTCCAGGTTAAATTCGTATTTAACTCTGCAATCTGGTTCGCAAGTGTTCCTTCGATTGTTGCGTTCTTTTCGGTCGCGGCCAGTGCCATGCCTGTGCTATCTGTTACTGCCGCCGAACTGGACACCTTTACATGTCCCGCCACACTCCCTGTGGCTTTTAAAGCCATGTGTGTAATGATCTCTTTGACTGCTTTTGCAAGCTTTCCAAGTGCCAGCTTTAAGTTCTCTCCCGGTGTCAGTTCCTCCAGTTCCTCACTCTCCGTATAGGTTGGCTCCTCTACCTCTGCCAGATCTTCTGCCAGTGCATACACCCCGGTGCTGACCGTGATCTCTACATTCTCCGCGTTTCCTACTTTCGTATAAAACTCCTGTATATATGTGATCGGTGTGCTCTCCGGCGGCATGTAGTCAGCTTCGACTGCTACAGCAATCGAGTACAACACTCCGTCTGATGCTGTGTCGCCGCTCGCTTTTGCGAAAATTCCGATCTCCGTCATCCTGTAGCCGTTGGTAACATTCCGGTTGTCGATTGCCGCTTTAAGCTTCACTGCACTGTCTTTTGCTTTTTCCACGCTGTTAAATGAGCTTTCCTGCCTCTTATTCTTCAAATTTGTGCGTTTGCGCAATACATCCTTGCTTTTTTCCTCTTCCGTGTACTCTCCGTCTCCAATCTCCATTCGCACAAAATCAATCTTTATGCCGTCTGTGATCGACTGCGCAATAAGATCTGCTCCTGCATCCGTCAGGTAAGCATCGTTAAATCTTGCCATACTTATGTATCCTCCTCTTTAATATAGTTCCGCATCATTGTGATCGCTGCTGTAGCACTCGTGCCTGTCTCCCAGTGCTCCCTTAACACCTCGACTGCCGTATCAATGTCATCCTCAACTACACATCCTCGCCCGTTGCTTACAATGTAACAGCCCGCATAAGCCGCTCCCTCATGCTCCCTGCTTAACTGTATCTCCTCCAAGTGCGACCTTACGTTTTTTACATTCCGTATTATTTTTTCAAAATACTCCATATCAGATGCCGACAACACGGCGTCTGTCTTGATCTTAAAGTGATATGGCTCTCCTCCATACTCAAACCACTCTGATATCTCTCCCTCTCCAAACACGGCGCTTATCAGCTCTTCTACGGCACTCGGTGTCCCGGCTCTGTGATACCACAACATCGTCTTTTTTACGATCTCTCTCTTGATTGAGATGACCATATCTTCGTCATAATACTGCGCGCGCAATTCTACTGCTAGCAGATCCAGTATGTCTTCTGGCAACCTGTCAATGGCTGCATACACACTGGCTCTCTCTGCGTATCCTATCATCTTGCCTATTGCCCTTTTTATAGCATAGCTGAGCGCCACTACCTCCGCCTTATACTTTAACGGTTCCGGAATCACCTGCAACATCTCCGACTCTGTGTACTTAATCACTTTCGACACCTCCATATTTTACGACTGGTGTCCCGGTCAGCGCTGCTACCTGGTTATTGGCCACAATCGTAAACACCGGCTTTTTTATCTCCGTGCGCTTTACTCCTGCATCGATAAGCTTGCTTATAAGCTTCTCCGGGTTAATATCCCTGCCGATCCTCTCCGTCTGCCACATCCTGTATGCTTCGATCGCATCCTCCACGTTCTTTTTTACTGCTGCAACCTTATTTTTTTCGCTCTCCGCGACATAGTAAGTCAGCTCTATCTCAAATTCTGCTGGCTCCGGCGCATCGACATTTACCTTGTCTGTCAACGGTCTCTCTGTTTTTGCTGACACATTTTTTAACACGTCCGCAATAAGCGCCGCTCCCGGTATTCCGTCGCTTGTGATAAACCGGATGTCTACCACTCCCGCTGACGGCGAGTCCACTCTCACATCCGTGATGCTCTCGCTACATTTTTTTACTTTTGCAATGTACGCATCCTCGGGTCCGGCCGTCGAATATTCTGACGGTGCCAGGTAAATTCGTGCTGACAGATCTTCGTCGCTTTCTGCATCCGTTCCTCCTTCTGCGTCACACGTGTTCGCTACGCTCCCTATATAAGCGATCGGCGCCATCATCTGATTTATCTCTCCTGCCTTATACGCGTTTGTTGCCGTGCCTGTTTCTGCGCATTTGATCTGTACATCGGCATACTCCGCGCCTGCTGGTATCTCCGTATCCTCTGTTGTATAAAAAAACACATTATCTCCCGCCGTCACTCCTGTCCCCATCGGGATAGCAATTGCTTCTGCCCTTACCTCCGACACGGAAAAGCGCTCTATTGCAGTAGATGCTTCTCCCGCCTTTCTCTGTACACCTTTAAGTGCTCCCAGATTATCCAAAAAATCCCCGTATGCATACTTTAAAAAAGACTGCTTCCCGGCGCGATCAATATACTGCATCCCCTGATAGATCTGCAGTGCCGCTGTGTAGAGTATCATTCTGTACGGATCTGCTTTTCCAAGCGTAATCTCTTCGCCGGATTCTTCGGCATATTTTGCACAAAAGTCCGCGATCATCTCATCCATGAGCGTCTCAACCGTCAAGTTGTCAATAAAGCTTATATCCGGATAGCTGTCAAGATCTTTTGCTGTGCTACTCATCTACGCATCTCCTCCTTTTTCCAGATGGATGGACGGAATCAGCATACCGTTCTCTCCATCCTCCTCATATGTTACCTCTGTCACCTTTACTCTCGGCTCATATGTTGCCGTTTTTCTCACTACTTCCAGCGTAAACTTGCTTTTTGCCACCGGAATAGGATCGCCCACAAAATCTATGTTCAGCCCAAATTCTCTGTCCATCGGCTGTGTCCCGGCTTTTGTAGCGTACAAATTTTTCAAATTTGTCTTGACCTGCTCTATCTCTGGACCGGTATAGTCTGTCAACAGCTTTACACCACTTGTGTCAAATTCCATACTCCCCTCCTATGTATACTCCTCCATCGTGACCTCAACTGTTGCCTTTGCCAGCTCGCCGCCAGAATACACCACATCCCACGCCTCACTTATATTTGTGATGCAAAAACGGTTATCACCGATGCTTTTGTCTCCAATGACCAGATAGTCTGCGTATCCACTCTCCGTAATGTACTCCAGGTCCGTAAGCATCTTTTGTGGTCGCACACCAAGCGTGGCATCCAGCGTGATTGAAAACTTAATGCTTCTTAAGCCTGCTCCGACATACTCCTTTTTGGGCTTTTGGTTTATTAACTTGTGATCGCTATACTGTGCTGACACCGACTGCTTTAAATCTGTAAAAGTAAGCACTTTTTTATCGCTTACTTCAAAAACAATCGGTCCAAACGTTCCCACCTGTCCCATACTCATCTCCTACTTTTTATCTGACTGATCGCCATCCAGCGCCGCGAGCCGCTCCATAATCTTTTTTAAAGATGTGCTCCACGTGGCGTCCTCCAGCTTTAAATCAGTCTCTGCCGCAAGGTACATCTCTGCCTTTGCTTTCTGCTCAATTTCTTCCGCACTCACATCCAGCTTTTTCCCATCTGCTGCATAAGACAAATTCGCCGTGCTTGCCACATTGATATCCGATACAGGTTCCCCGTCCTCCGACGCTTCTCCCAACATGATCTCTGGCACTGCCACTTTCCATGTGCCGGCCGATGTTGACCTCTCTTCTGCTTTTTCTGTAAGCTTTTCTCCGGCATCCACGCTTATCTTGGGTGCCCCCAGTTCTATCTCATTGATGCCAGTTATTTTTACGGTGCCGGCAACGAGATAATAGATTCCCGTCTCATCCTCGTACCTTATATACGCCGATCCTCGTGACCTCGAAAGTTCTTTCCGGTAGATTCCTTTTCCGCTTTCCGCCGGTCTGTTCTTTTTGTTCCACATTTTTCCGACGACGACTCCTCTGGAGTTGCCATTCGACAAATGCGCAGTCAAGACCTGCTCTCCTATGGTTGGCATCGTATATTCCTCGTTATAATTTAAAAACGGCAACTCTTTTGTCACTGTCTTTCCTTTGTCGTTATATACTACCCGCATCATGCCCGTATCATAATTTACGGACGATACTCTGCCTATCCTGATCGGTTGATCTGCCATGCTCCCTCCTACTTTGCCGGCAATGTCAGTACCTCGCCAGCCCATATCCAGTGTCCGTTGTCCGAACTCTTCTTTCCATGTTTCCTTGCCGTCTCTTCGATTAAATCCTTATTGAGGTTGTATATTTCCGCATATCTGCTTCCTGCTCCCAGCTTTTCTTTTGCGATTGCCCAGAGTGTATCTCCTTTCTTTACTGTGTATGTTCCTCCTGCCGCCGCTTCAGTCTTAGCCTCTTCCACTGCTGCCACATAAACATCCTTGATTCTTGGCACGACTTTCCTCATCGATACTGTCTGCGTTGTTGCTCCGCTCCCAGATAAACTCGTCACTACACGTTCGACATAATACTTTCCGGACGCTTTCCCCAGTCCTTCCATCTGCATCACAAGTCCCGCCTCCATGTATGGGTTCGCTCGCGTTGTGATCTTAATCGTCGTTGCCTTTTTGTTCGTTTCGTTAAGCTTGGCTATCCCTTTCAGCTCGGCGTCAAGCACACTATCCGCCGTGACATTGATGTTCAGGATTCTGTCCCCTCCTCCGATTGTGATTTTGACATCCTGCTCGGTGTCCGGATCTGTAAAGCTAAAGACTGCCCCTGTGTATGTTCCTGCCATCGTTGTGTTGTATGTCCATGACAGCAGATCAGCTTCACATAATGTTCCTGCGACCCTTCCTGTCTCTATCTGCTCCTCATCAAAAATAAAGATCTTGTCCTCGTAAACCTTTTCGCCCAGACCGTATGACTGACATAATCTGTATAAAAAATCGCAATCCGTCTGATCTGTCTGCTCGATCGATGCAATGCTGATATCGTCTGCCATGTATCGCAGCTGCACTCCTGCGCTGCTTGCAATCTGTCCCGCAATCTGCTGCAGTGTTGTAGCCTCCCATGTTTGTGTGCGGTTTTCATTCGCAAATCGATTATTTTGCGGTCTTGCCGCTCCTCCGATCGTTACCGTCGTCGGTCGTCCCTTTAACGTCACATCGTCCACCTGGAAGCTTCCCATATTGACCTCTGTCACATCGTCATCTCTGTTCCAGTTCCGGTAAATGACCACCATTCGCATCCGGTCACCCTTTTCCGGATACCACGCATCCATCCACAGACGCTCATCATCTCTCAATTCAACCGTGGCCGCGTCACTTTCTCCCGAGGCAACGTCTGTAAACGTTGCCTTGGTAAGATATCTGCTCATGAGTTCTGACAGATCATGTCCCTCATATACGGCATGTATATTCGTTCTGCGCACATATGTTCCGTTTGCCATTTTACTCCCTCCTCCACGGCGGCTGATTGGTGGTATCTTTCTTTATTTCCGGTACATTAAGCACCGTACCGGCAGAAAAAACAAATATATCCAAAAGCTTCGGATTGCTTTCCATCAGTTCCCCTATATGCAGCTCTGATCCATAAACCGCTTTTGAGATCTGATCCCAGGTCTGCCCCTGCGTTGTGGTGTATGTTTGCATTCTTCGCATCTCCTTACTGGGCAAAGCTAAGCCTTGCGTTCCTGCGCATATAGCTTTCCAACATTTCCGCGAACCGTTCCTCCGACATCTGCAATGCCTCATCCAGATCTGCTTTGCTTGGTGCGGCTCCATTAAATTGCAACTTCGGCGCGTATGTGATCGGTCCGCCCTCATATGTTGACGTCGAGGTCTTTTCGATCTCATGGGACATTGCTGTGATTGTCCGTCCCTGATCGGCAGTGCTCTGTGTCTGTCCTAACAGCTTTCCTGTCTCTTCCCACAGGCTGATTGCGTTCTGCGACCCGTCAAGCGGGATTGCCGCCTCAGGTCCATTCTCAGCAAACCACGCGATATGTGGCGTGTCAAAGATGCCGCCATCTTTATGTCCGACCTTTAACTGATCCCGCAGCGTTGTGCTCGTTGGTCTTACCGCATCTGTCGGCACTCCTGTTGTCTGCGGAATCATGTTCATTCTCACCGTCGCTTCCACATCAAACCCTGCTGCGAACGTGTTCTGTATAGATTCGTCCGTATCCTTATACAGATTCTGTGCCGCCTCAACCGCTATATGCTGATTTTCATCGATCGCTGTAGCAAGCTGCGCCGGAATCTCTCCGCCCGCCTCCGTCATGGCATCCAGTATGTTCTGGTAGTCCTCATTTCCGCTAATCTGGTTGCCAAGGTACGTCCACACTGAGCCCTCATCGCCTGCAAGTGTACCGACCAATGCCGCGTTATTCATTCCATCAATCAGCGCCTGTGGTATTTCTTCGCCCGCATCCAGATACTCTTGTGCAAGCTCCTGCATCATCTCCTGCGACGGTGCCAGCTGTGCGTACAAATCTGCCAGTGCATCCTGGGCATCCTTGCTAAGCGTCCCTCCATCCAGCAGATTATCTGTCAACGATGTGAACGCTTGTAGCGGGTTATTTTCCCATGCGAAACTATTTGAGAAAGCGTCCTGCGTGATCTGCTGCAACTGTGGCGCGGCTGCTTCGATCTCATCTTTATACTGATTCATAATCGTTTCTGTCTGGAAGTTTGCCGCCTTTAATTCGATTTCTCCTACCTGCTCTAGGTAATTTTCTTTAAACTCTGCGATCATGTCATCGTAGCCGCTCTGGTCGATAGATCCATCCTGTAGCATTGCAAGAGCTCCGGCCGCCGCCGATGTAAAAGCTTCCTCATAGTCCGCTTTTGCGGCTTCGATCTGCTCCGCTAGTTCTGCCTGCAAATTTTGAAATGACTCTGCGTCAAGATTTTCTCCGTAATTTATTGACAGCATCTCCAGGTTTGCATCAAAGTTTGTACCGGCAAGCTGTGCCTGGATTTCTGCCATCTGTGCCTGGATCTCCGACACCCGCTGTGCCTCGTCCATATCAAGCAAGCCGTCCTGAAAAGCGTCTGTGATTGCCTGATTTAACTGTGTTCCTAACGCTGCCAGTTCGCTCTGCTTACCGATATAAAAGTCGTTTACCTGGTCGACGATATTCTGTCCTTCCAGGCCATCGTCTGTTAATACGCCAACCGCCAGATTTACCGCGTACCTCTGCTGATTTACGTACTCCTGACACTGATTTATGTACTCCTCAATGTTCGATTGGTAGTCTGCGGCGTCGTCTGCCGACATGCTTATGCCTACAGACACCTCCCAGTTTGCTTTTGCAATCTCGCTTGACAGGTCATCGATTGTGCCCTGTATGGAGTCCAATTTGTCAAACTCCTCTATGGCCTGCCGCACCTGTGTCAGGCTTCCGGAGGCAATGATTCCGGAAGCAACTTTTTCGAGATCCCGTAGTGACAGTGTAATATCTCCAAAATGTCCGGCAAGGTTTGCTCGCTTTGCCTCTGCCGCACTCTTTTTTATTGCTGTACTGATTCCTACGATGCTTCCCACCGCAAGAGCACCTATTCCTATCGCCGCTCCCACCGGTCCAATACTCCCCAGTGCTTTTCCGATTGCCAGAACTCCGTTTGCCACCTTATATGTTGCAAGCGCTGACCCTACTGACGTGATCGTCCCTGCGATAAGTCCCGGGTTATCCGCAAGCCAGCCGCCCACCTTTAGAAATGGCTGGGCAAAGTCTGCTACCGAATCCCCCAGCTGCTTTGTCTGCCTAACAACGGTCGGTAACTCCTTTGAGAAATTCTTCGCGGCATTTTTAAAAATCCCGCTCTCCTCAATGGTATCTCCGATCTCAGACACTGTATCCGATACAAGCGCTATCACTTCTGTGTACGGCTTTCTAAGATCGTCATAAATGCTGATGCCAATGTTATTTACTTTATTCTTTAACATCTCTACCTGGCTCTCTGCTGTGGCATATCTCTGTGACGCCTCATTCGTGAGCGCTGTGTTCTCTTCCCACGCCGAATTTGCAGTGTTGATCGCGTCCGTCATTACCCCGTTCGCATTTGCCAGGCTTAAAATTGTATTTGATAATCGAACCTCGGTTAATCCCATATCATCCAATATAGCGATCGCCGATTTTCCGTTTCTTTCCGTATCATTTAATCCGTTGATAAACGCACTCGTTGCTCCAAGTGCATCCTCACCAAATGCCTTTTTAAACTCGTCACCCGTCATTCCTGCAACGTTTGCATACTTTGTGAGTGACTTGCCGCCCGTTTCTGTTGCGACCTGTATGTTTTTTAGCAGCTTTGACATCTGTTT